TGAGTCGTTGTTGCGGACTCATGGCGAGAAGATGTTTTATGTCTCTGCGAGGGACGGCAAGAAGTATCTGGCGATGCTCGTCTTTGAAGGCGACGATACGTTGGGACGATTGGAGGAGTCCTGCGTGTGGTTGCCTTTTCGTGAAGGTTCGACAGAAAGCGTGGCGGATGACTTTTTCTACCGCTGGGGTTGGAAGCCCAAGCTCTCTTGGAAGGCCACTCAAGGCTATGATTATGCCAGAGTGGTGGGCTACGACGTACTCATCAAGGACGGCGTCGCCGTGAAGGACGGTGACGGTTATGTTTGCTGTCCATAGATGAAGCGCTTGCTGACCACCAAGCAGTGGACTACGAGCGCGGTTACGCCCGAGGAGCTTAAGACTTGCAACAGGGTCTTTGCCGCCACGTTGGCGGAGGATTTCACGCGCGTCGAACCATTTTACGCTTTCCTGAAAGCCATGTACGAGAGCAACCAGGGTGGCAAGCAAGTTGCGGACGAGAAGGTGCGAGAGCATTACCTGATGATGACTGGTGAGTTGCCAGAGCACAAAACATTCGTCATGAGCAACGTGAAGTTCCCTGAGTTTGATGGCACGGGCTCCGAGGAGTGGAAGGAGCTCGCCAGGGTCTCTTGTGGAAATTTCTCCGACTTGGAGTGGGCCGCTGCTTGCGCGCAGCCACTTCATGACCGGCACGGAGCAGATCTCGCGGCTTATTTCCCGGCTTCATGGCTGGGTTGAGCCGTTGTGCCAGGTTAATGTATTAATTAATGTGCGGGACATGCATGAGCCGGGCCCTTGTGGGTCACGCGGTTTAGGCCGCATCGAATACCTGTCGGTTGACACAGAGCCGGCAGGGTCCACGTGCCTCGACGTCTGCTTCGGCGGGCAGGCGTCGCAACACAGAGTGCCGCTGGCACGTGGATGTGAGACCGTTCCTTGTTTATTGCTTTACTTGGATAGGGGTGGCGGCGCGGACGCGCCGGCCCGAGTCATACCCCGAAGGTTGCCTCATGCCTGAGTAGCGGAGGGTAGTTCCGTGAACAGCCTGGAAGCCGGGTAGCGCCGGTGACGGTGAGGGCGCCGCTGTTAACCCTGTGCGTGGGTTGTTCCCTTTGGAGGGGGAACGTAAAATGGCGGTTCCGTTGTGTGAGTGGTGACTCGAAAGACACGAGCCTGCGAGGCCGGCAATGCTGCGCTTGCTACGTAGCAACCGTGAATATGTGGGTTATCGGTCTGGATGTTTCGTTCGCGTAGCGCGCGCGGGTGAATAATCGCCTAGGGAGAGGCGACACACACGGACAAAATGGAAGCGCGGGGGTAACGGCCCGCTTAACGCACTGCATGGGGGACGCCCCCCCCTTTCGCGTGTTACCCGCACGCCGTAGGATATTGCATGATAGTCTGCTATGGACTAGCAACCCCGTTACAGACCCATAGTCGGCTGCGGCGCCGACGAATTCAAAGTATTGTAGGCCATATTTCAAAACGGCGTCGAGACACTGTCGGAGGGCCGACAGTTTCCTCTAAGGTGCATCTGTGTCGCACTCGACGCCTAGTCTTTTCCTCCGGCTGCCGCTCGTAGCGGCCGCGTTGATCGACCACCATAGGTAGCTATGGCTCGCAGGAATGGAAGGAAGCCGGCAATGAAGCGCCGCCGCCCTGCCAGGGCGGCGAACCGCACTCAGGGCACGCGAGTGCTCGCGACCGGAGTCGGGGCCAGTGTCCCGAAAGCATTCGGGAGCACGCCGGGTTACGGCATGCAGTGTTGGGATGCGAAGCACCTCGC